AAGATAGAACCTGTTACTTTTATCATGGAGAACAGGCTGTCCTTTGAGATTGGCAACATAGTAAAGTATGCCTGTCGAGCAGGACATAAGATGTACCCGGATCAGGACTACAAGCAGTCTCGCATCACAGACCTACGCAAGGTCATGCGGTATGCCGAGATGGAAATTAACAGGTTAGAGGGTAAGGAAGTCTTATGAGGATCGTAGCCACACTTATTGGGTTGTTGTTCAGCACTGTTGCTGTAGCAGACCCCACGGGAAAAGCTGTTGCTGATATTCGTGACATAGCTTCTCTGATTGCAGCAGACTACAATGAGTGTGGTGTGGTCCAGATGGAAAAGGCCATCGACTACCTAGAGGCCATGAGTGCTATTGTAGCCACTGAGATGCCGGAGATAGCTGTCAGAGACCTTGAGGCGGGGCAGCTTATGAACTTTGAGGAAGCCTTTGTGTTTGCTGATGCCTTTGTCAGAGCGAATGGTTGTGACACCATGAACAACGTCATCGAGCTTCATCGATATGAGATGAACTACACCAAAGACGTGTACTACTTCTACACAGAGTTAGGGGTATTATGAAGGCATACAACCTAAAGAAGTTCAAGAAGCTCGTAGAAGATGCTGATATGGTGTACGGTACAGTTAGCCTTAACGCTGCTGTGAGAGTGCCTGTCAGGGTCCGTAAGAAAACCCTTCTCAAGTACCTGTCAGAGATTACCCCCGGCACTTGGGCTGATGAGCTTGTGATATACGCAGAAACAGGGACCACCCCCAAGGGACATAAGACCTTGAAGCTGGTCTAGTAGTTGGCCGTTGATTTGTAGAAGACAGTATGCAGGACTCGGGGGCAGTACCCGACACCTCCACCATTCCTATGGGGGTGAACTAGGATCGACTGGTGCTTGATGCTACAATGAGGCAACCGAGTGGTTCCGTAAGAACCAACCTTGATAAGTGCTAACAACTATGTTGCACCTTCCCTCGCTGTAGCAGCGTAAGGGACGGGCCTCTGGGGGGCCTTGGAACAGAAGGGAGCTTCGGCTCCCACCCATTCTCCAATAAGAATAATAAGAGGAATATATGAAGAATCTCCTGATTGCCGTCTCTGTTATGGTTGCTGGTGTAGCAACTGCACAAGAGGCCCCAACGCCTGTAGGGAATACCTACGTTGAGTTGGGGACTACCTTTGAGGACCAGACTACCTTGTCTGTTGGTACAGGAGTAGGCTCTGGTGCTTTGTCAGCCTATGGGGAGCTTTCTGGCTCCACTGATGGCAACTTTCAAGTGCGAGCCTACACCGACGTAGAGTTTGGCAAGTTTGTCATCACTCCCGGTATCAACTACGGTTGGGGAGAAGACGGTGGAGACCTTGTTGGCTTTGGTGATAACAACGAATGGGGTGACGTTACAGGCGACCTTGAAGTCGCACTACAGCCGGGTATCATCGGTGGTGAGTATGTCTTTTCCAACACTGGTGTAGGGGCTGATGGCTGGTCCCTTGAGTGGGATGGTGGCGAAGTAGGGGCTGGCTACAAGCTAGACCTTGCCGAGAATGTCTATCTTGATGGTCGTGTAAGCTGGGGCTATGATGACCAGTTTGAAAGCACTGATCGTCGTATCACCGCTGGCTTTGGCCTAAAGTTCTAGATACTCCAAAATCTAGGCATAAAAGAACCCCCGTAGGAACCAACCTGCGGGGGTTTTAGTTTGTCTGGACTAATCTTATTTCTTGATTAGGAGTGTTTTGATTAGCCATCCGATAGGGTTAAAGATGGTCCTTAGTATCTCACCGGGAGATGGAAGTATCCAACCCAAGATCAACAGGCCAAGCATAACCCAATTTGTGTTAGTTATGTTTACGATACCAGCTAGGGGTACTGCGTCTCCTGCTACTTCTGTGAGTATCTCTGTAGCCTGTTCAATCTGAGCATTACCAGTAGACTCAGCCAAGAGCGTAGCGCCCTTTGTGGCTAGACTCAGGCCGGTACAGGCGGTCAGAGTGAACAGGACTACGAACAGGGCTGCAAGGATTCTAGTGGTTATCATAAGGGCGTCTCCGAAGAAGCTCTTCAAGGTGCAAGATCGTTGTCTTTGCTTCAGCTAAGGCTTCACGGAGTTCGCCAATCTCTCGGAGTAGTGATTCTTTTTGGTAGTTCAACTTACCTACTTGTTCGGATAGGGTATCAATCTGGTCCTGCAATGTCCTACGGAACTCCGATCTACGCTCATGCTCTTGTTCTGTCCTCGCTTGAAAGAAGCGCCAGATACCCGCAGAAGATAGAAGTGCCACAACAATCGGCACCCCTACCATGCTCAGAAACTCAATGACCATCAGGTCTCTCCTTTAACTCGAAATGGGGGTAGTCCTTGAAGGTACGCCAGTCACCTCCCCAGACTATCGGAACGTCGAGTATGTCGGATGCTTTCTTCATAGCCTCTGCAATCGGCAGGAAGGCTTCTTTATCCCATGTTACAGGGGTTGGTACTACATCAACTGCATGGCCTGTCAGATGCTTAGAGTTCATCGTCTGGCTCTTGCCTGTCTCGTAGTAGTGTCTTTGTTCTTCTATTGTTCTCTTTCCATCAGTGATCTCAAATGGAACCTCTGATAGAAGTCTAGCAAGGAAAACAACTTCATACAAATCTATATGAATTTCTGCTAAATGCTGCTCAGACCGCTTTGAGAAACCCCCCTCGTGGGAAACAGACCCCCCATCGTGGGAAAATGAGTTGGTAGCCCAGAAGAGGCCAAACAGTGCTACCCAGAATATCCCGGTAAAGATTAAGAGGGTGGCTCTGGCCATACTACATTCCTTGGGTCTGTGGTGTTAGCTGGCAGGTCTCGGAGTTGTTGACGGTACACTGCCCAAGCTGCACTGTCAACTGGTGCGTCTGGAACTTGGGTCCAGTCTGACTGTTTTAGTAAGTACCTTCGTGTAGATCTGAGGTCAATTAAAGCCACACTTAGTTCTAAAGTTTCTCGCTCTTCAGCAGGAATATCAACTAAAACTCCATTTACAACTCTTTTGTATGCAACGTCTTCTTGACTAATAAGACTACCTTCTCCCTCTTCCATATTTTGAACAAGGTCAGCTTCTTCGCAAGAAAGAGACCTTTTAATATTACCAGTTTCTGTGTTGTATATAATGTAGTTAGGCACTATCTTTTTAAATCCGTCAGTGTTATATTTGCCGCTCTTATTTGGAAGTAAAGACTGGCTCCGCCTGTAGTAATGGTTTGAGCAGAGAGTTTATACGTTGCTTGCGCATTGGCAGATACTGCTGTATCCAAAACAGAACCATTAAAAGTTGTACCTACACCTGTCATTTGAACGTCCGTCCACCGTTGTATAGTCGTTGTACTACCGTTCTGAGTTCTTTTTAAGACAAAGTCTATTTTTGGATCAGCAGTATTAGTTCCATCGTGACAATACGCATCCCAAGAAATTAACACTTTTGTGCCAACAGGGGTAATAGCCAGTTGTATGAAAGTTACCGCCCCATCGTTTGGGGAAACATCTTCATAATAGCTTGATGGGTTCTGGGCATTGTCGGGGGGAAATTTGGTGGTTAAGGGATTAGTAACGCCTCTTCCCTGAATGTCATCTGTTTGTGCAAGTTTAGTATAGGCATTGGCAGGTCCAATTTGTCCCGCACCTAAATCCACACCACCAGAATCAACAGCTTTGACCCAATAAAAATACTGAGAGTCTGGCGGAAGTCCTGTACCACTATTATCATCTATGTAGGATTCTCCAGTAACATCAACAATATTAGTGGCACCAGAAAAATTGTTTGTAGTGTTTCTGTAGACTTTGGTTTCAAAGTAATTGTTGTTTAAAGGGTTTGACCAGCTAACTTTAATTTGTTTAAGGCCGCCACCAGCAGTAAGTCCTGTAGGAGCCGTAGTAGAGTTTACATCTCCACCAACTACAACCTCACCCAAAGCCCCCGGTAGGTTTGTGTTGTCAGACTCAAAGTCTGTGTGAGCATATTCGTCGTAAGTACCAGATGTAGTCTCACGAAGTACAAGGTTTACCTGTAGCTGGTAGTCCTCAACACCAAAGCTCCATGCTACAACCTCGAACAACTTATTAGTCCAACCAAAACGACTATTGGTAATGCTTACATTATCACCTACTTGTAGGTCAAAAGCATTAAGACCAAAAGTACCAGTAATCGTAATCTGACTACGGTTCTTTTCTAGGGCAATGTTAGCCAGTCGTTGAGCTTCTTCTGGGCTATCAGTGAATGGTAAGGCCAAGTCCATTGTACTTTCTTGACCACCATCCACAGTGACAAAGTTGTTTGAGTCACTGAGAGGAAGAGTGCTTTTAACCGTAGGATAGTCAGTAAACTGGTAGTTACTTTTAGGGCCTTTAAAAGTGCCTCGTACAGCATTAAAGTTGTCCCTACGAGAGTGTCTTGTGGTCACAGAGATAGGAGACCGTAGATCATCCTCAGTTAGTGCTATAGTAGGTGCTACATACTTACCAGCCTTCATACGCCATTTACCTTGTGCATACCACAGGTAACCAGCACAAGAGGTCATAAGCTGTGCAATAACGTCTATAGGAGGCTGAGAGGTAGTCCAAGCACCGTTACAGGTGTACTTCTTTGTATCAACTGTGCCACCCACAATAGTATCACAAGTGTCCGCAGAAGAGTCTACAAGCGTGTCATCAATGTTAGCTGCGTCTTCACCAAGGCCATAGTCAGTGTTGGTTAGGAAGTCTCTGACGATAAGTGCAGGGTTGTCTGACCACTCCCAAGTAGTAGGGTCAGCTACATCATGACCAGCTTCTCTGGGGTCGTAGACTTTCTTGCCTTTGATAAGGGCAGTGACCTCTGGTAGTCCTTCGTTCCATACGTCATCAACATACTCAAACAAGATAGCCAAGTGAGCAATGCCAAGGAGCTTGTGGTCGGCTGTCCAGTCGTCACTAAAATGAGTAAAGGTCTGTCCACCAAGGCTTGCAGTGTGGTCGCCCAGTACCTCACGAATACTAAGATACCCATTAAAGGGATTATTGGCCCCTGTTAGCTGGCTACCTACATCTTCACCATTTTGATCGACAGCAAAGACGCCAGTGACTGCACCAGTGCTGCTGTTGATAGTCCCTACTCTGTAGCCACCACCAATGTAAATCTTCTCAAAAGACTCAATCTCATGTCCAGCGTAAGCAATAATGCGGCTAAGATATTTGTTATTGTCTGTGTTGGCTTCCCCATCATCTCCATGCGCATCATCAAATACTACAACACCACCAGTCTTAGTCTGCCCATAGATTACTTGGTGGTGTAGTGCTGCACCTCTGCGGTTGACGTTATAGCCACCAAACTTAGGTTCAGCAGCACTAGGCCCCATAGCACTAGAAAGAGCATCGGCTGTGGCTTGCTTGGCCATATAGCTGCTGGCAAACCCACCAACAAAGCCAATAGCACCTAAAGCTAGGGCTTTAGCGGGACCGCCAGTAATAAAGCCTTGGACAGCACCAGCAGCACCACCAATGAGACCTCCTACAAGGCTCTGACCCATATCAGTCTCCTATATATTTAGAGTAGATGCGCTCAACTAAGTTAAACTTTAGGAACTGCATCAGATTATCGAAAGGCTTATGAACCTTCGTATTAATAGCCAAGACTGAGACGCCATCTTCTTTGAGACACTTCTCTGCGAACTGGATCAACTTAATGCCAGTGCGACCTTTCCTGTAGTCGGGGTGTAGGAAAACGATGTCATTGGAAGCAAAGAGGTGGTCCTTGTAGTGGAGGTTCCGTTGAACAACTACAACAAAGTAACCCACCAACTTATCACCTTCTCTGGCTGTAAAAGCCTTGAGCATTCCCTTTTGCTCTAGGTCGTGGTAGGCATCCCAGTCTGGGTTTAGTTTAATCTTGTCTTTGTTAAGGGCTATGTCTTCCCAATGCTTTTGTATCAGTGGTCGGATGTCGTCCTTAACTGTAGCTAAGAACTCTTGTTGATACTTCATTCAGGGATAGCCCCCCATATGATCTTCTTGGTCTGTAGTCCTGCTACAAAATCTAAGCCCTTGTCCCCGGTGTGTGCCTCTTTCTGATAAGCAGAAGTGTAGCGAGTGCCAGCAGGACGCTCTAAGGCTACCAGCTTGTTCTCCACAGTCAGAGTGATAGTGCTGGTGTCTGGGCCTTCGTCAATGTTCATCTGGTCCATATAGCCAGAGAATATCTGGATGTAGTCGGTAGGGTCGTCCATCACACCAAAGTAAATCTTACACTCTCGCCCTTGGTATGGTGTAGCAAGAGCCTTAACGAACAAAGACCCACTGGCATTATCAATACCACTGAGGGAAATAGTAGCCCCCCTAGCGGAAATATCCCCGGTCTCTTCGATAGGCTCGATCTGTAAGAACTCCCCTGCACCAGCATAAGCCTTACTGTCAATGGTCCGAGTGCCGATACCATTCCAGAGATACACTTCGTTAGGGGAGTCAAACAGAAGATCAATAGCAAAGAACGGCTGAATAACATCAGCCGCCAATGCCGTAGTGATTGTCGAGTTTAGTGATCTGCTCATTTGAGGGCAGTCTTAGCCGTTACTCGACCGTAGACAGCCATTGCACCACCACCCAAGGTAATACCCTGCATGATAAGCTCTACAATCGTACCCTGAATCTCAGGGGTTAGCGGGATACCAGTGGTCGTCAAAGCTGAAGATAGGAGCATAACAACTACACCCCATACAGTCTTCGACATCCACCATTGTTTTTGGTCTAACATAATAGTTCTCCTTATAACCAAGTTCTGTGAGGGGTAGCAGGTTCTACACCAAAGTCAGTGTTGATAGCTTCAGCCTCTGCCCTCATGTAATCACCAAGTAT